CTGTCTACGGCGGGTATCTCCTACGAGTGGACCGCGCATCGGACCCAACCTACTGGACCGTGTACGACGGTGATGTGCTTTTTGTTAAGCGTTGGCGGGCTGCCGACGTGGACGCCGCGAAAGCCGCCGCAATCGCGTGGGTGGATGCGCAGGAGGGGAAGTAGATATGGGGAATGGAACAAAGCACATTGTCGGATTCTCTGGCGGGATTGATAGTCAGGCAGCACTGCGGTGGGTCCTGAATCGCTATCCAAAGGCCGATGTGATCGCTACGAACTCGGACGCTGGCAAGTGGGAGGATCCGCTAACGATGGCGCATACCGACTGGTACAGCGAGAACATCCACCCCATCACGAAGTGCAATGCCCTGGTGAAAGATATGTGGGCGACGCCTGGCTTCGCTGAGACAAAGGGGCTGAATGGCGACGACGAACTGACCTTTACCGAGATGGTCCGCATCAAAGGCCGTCCTCCGTCGCGCAAGGCGCAATTCTGTACCGAGAAGCTGAAACTCGTTCCGCAACGCCGATGGATCAAACAAGTCTTCAGCCCCGGCGGCGAGTTCGATGGTTGGGACTACGTTCGGTATACCGGGGTGCGCCGCGACGAGTCTCAGGCGCGGAAAGACTCGCCGATCAACGCCTGGGATGACTGGTTTGATTGCCCGCTGGTGTATCCGATCGCTGACTGGACGAAGCAGATGTGCTTCGACTACGTCATTGCGCACGGCGAAAAGGTCAACCCGCTATACGCCATGGGATTCAACCGGGTTGGCTGCGCGCCCTGCATCAACAGTGGCAAGGAAGACATTTTGAACTGGGAGATGCGTCGGCCCGAGATGATCGAGAAAGTCAGAAAGCTGGAGCGCGAGACGGGGCGCACGTTCTTTTCGCCGTGCGTCCCTGGAATGGCTACGAATTTCATGGATGACGTTTTGGAGTGGGCCAAGACATCGCAAGGCGGCCGCCAGCAGCTGTTCCCGATTTTCCACGAACGGGAGGCTTGCGAAAGCAAGTACGGATTATGCGAATAACCCCCGCCGACCTCGACGCCCTGGAGGCGGCGCTGGCGAAGTACGGCGACCACACCCCGTTGGATATCAAATTCCACCTCCCCGCCTGGGCCGACGCATTCTTCGCGGTGCGGTCGCGACTGGACCCGGAGCGGCTGGCGAGGTACGCGCGATGCTGAACCGCATCCCCTACGACGACCCCGCCATCGAGCGCACCCCGCGATGGCAGATTCAGGAATACCAAATGGAGGAACGAATGGAAATCGAGAAACTCACCCGCCCCGCCCTGCGATCCGTCCACCGGATCGTCTGGCATCCGACCGTTGGCGATGTCACGCGGTCGAACGTCCACGTCACCGTCGAGGCCGTGACCAGCAAAGGCCCGTGGCTGCGCGTGCCGGGGCAGCCGGTGATCGTGGTGGATTGGGAGACGTGGGGGAGGATGGTCGATGCCGCGTAAAGAACCGACGCAAGCGCAGTTTCTGAAAGACGTCGCCAATCACGAGATGTTCATCAAGCTCGACCAAGGCGTGTATCGGCACATCGTTTTTCAGCAGCCGAAGAACTCATTCGTTTACCGCTTCGAGATCGTCACGACACCTTGGCGGCTGATGATTACGGGCGACATGGGAACGTGGGTCTTTGCGCGGCTTGATGACATGTTCGAGTTCTTCCGCACGGACGGCGGCAAGATCAACAAAAGCTACTGGGCCGAAAAGCTTCAGAATGGGACGCATGGTTGCAGTGACGCGGCCAAGGTCTACGACGGCGACACCTACAAAACCCGCGTACTGTGGTCGCTCGATAACTACGACCTGAGCACGGCAAAGAAGCGAGCTATCCGGCGAGAACTCCAGCAGTGGGACTTCGACGATGAGCATTGGATCATCAGCCAGCTTCGGGACTTTAGCCTTGACGGCTTTCAATTCCAGGACATCTGGGAGATCGACATGAAAACGTATTCGTACCATTTTGTTTGGTGCTGCTACGCCATCGCGTGGGCGATCCAGCGGTATGACGCGGCGAAGGCGGAGGCTGTCCATGCAGACGCGTGATCCCCGAATCGACCCGCAGCCGGGGGATGTGGTGAAAGGCCAGTGGGGAGAGATCCGCACCGTCGAGACCAGGGACAACGCGGTATCGTTCCACCGTCGCGCACCGTGGGGTGGGCGACATCGGCACTGGTGTAGCGGCCTTGGCCAATGGCGTGAGTGGGCGCGGGAAGGGAAGGTCATTCATGCCAGCTAAATCCGGCCCCAAGCCGTTCACCCACTGCCGCATCTGCGGCGGCGAGCGCCTTGAACGCTACCCGTACTGCTGGGAGCACTACAGCGATCAGATGGCCAAGTGGAACTTGAAGGCCCGCCGCAAGGCTGGCATTCGCCCGCTCGAAGAATACAACGCCGAACGCAAGGCCAACGCGATGACGCCAGAGCAGCGCAAGGCGTACGACCGTGACCGCAAAAAGAAACAGCGCATAGCTGAGGAGCAGTGGAAGCCGAAGTGCCGGACGGAGACGTGCCAGGCGAAGGCATACCGAGGCGTGTTCTGTAAGGATTGCGCGAAGCTGCGGCAGCCGGTAACTCCCCCGCGTGGCCCAGTGCCGCGCACGGCCAAGCCGACGATCCGGCGCGTGTCGGTGCCGGATACCCCCGTCGTCATCGGCCCCGAGGTGTTCGAGCGCCCCAAGCCGGTGGATATCCGGGGGCATAAGGTCACGCGGATTCCGGCGGTGCATGGGTGGGGGCGATGACGTTCGGATCTCTGTTCGCGGGTATCGGCGGAATGGATCTAGGCCTTGAGCGGGCTGGGATGCAATGCAAGTGGCAAGTGGAGATCGATCCATTTTGTCAGAAGGTTCTAACGAAACACTGGCCGGAGGTGCCGAAGTATGGAGACATCAGAGAAGTTAACTGGACAGACGTTGAAGCAGTGGACCTCATTGCCGGAGGGTTTCCGTGTCAAGACGTTTCCTCTGCTGGACACCGGAAGGGAATCACCGGCCCTAGAAGTGGATTATGGGCAGAATACTTTCGGCTTATTTGCGAGCTTCGACCAAAGTACGTTCTCGTGGAGAACGTCGCAGGCCTGCTTAATGCAGGAGGAATGCAGCGAGTTCTCGGAGACTTGGCCTCTATCGGGATGGATGCAGAATGGGAAAGCATATCAGCGTCCCACCTTGGCGCCCCACATCACCGTCAGAGAATTTTCATACTGGGGCACGCCAACGGCAACGGACGGGATGCGGTCCAAGTTCTCGGCAACCGCAAAACTCCGTTCAAATTTTGGGACGGATACTCACTCTATCGTGGTCCAGATGCTCCGGGTGTGTGGCCTCTTCCCTACGGCAGAGTTTTCGGGGTGGCTGATGGGCTTTCCGCCGGGTTGGACGGACTTAGAGGATACGGCAACGCCGTCGTCCCCCAAGTCGCTGAATGGATCGGACGCCGAATAATGGAGGCCTATGCCCGTTGAACCCCTGGCCGAAGCCATCGCCGCCATCGTCGTGGAGGTGGGGCCTTGAGTAACGCATACAATCTCCGTGAGGCCATCTCTATGGCCCCGGAGGATGACATGAAACGAAAGGGCCAGCAGAAAGGCACCGTCCGCGCCCGTGGCGACAAGTGGTACATCGAGTACCGGGAGATGGTGGCGGACGAATCCGGCGCTCTGCGGTGGCGGTCCACCAGTAAGGCCGTAGGGCCGACGGCCGGACCCGACCGGCTAACGAAGCACAAGGCGTGGGAGAAGGGATACCGGGAGTTTGTCGCGCCGGCCAACGGCCTGACGATCACGCCCGGAGGGACGGCTACGGTGGCGCAGTTCATCGACCTGAAGTTCCGGCCGGATTGCATGATCGGACTCGCCAAGGGAACACTCGACACCTACGAGGGCACGCTATCAAAGCACATCATCCCAGCCCTCGGCCATGTGCAACTACGGGACGTGTCGCGGTCGATGGTCCAAACACTCATCAGCGCTAAGACACGCTCCGGCCTATCCACCGAGTCCATCCGCCGCGTTCGGAACCTGATCCGGCTGATCTTCAAGCACGCCAAGCGGCTTAACTACTTCGCGGGTGAACTGCCTACCGAGGATCTGGTCATGCCCCGGCAGAACGCCGTACAGCGCAACCCTCTAACGGTTGAACAGGTTGACCTCATCAAGTCGTTCTGCGATGCGCGGACGCGGCTGCTGATCGACTTCCTGCGATCGACGGGCGTCCGCATCAGCGAAGCGGCTGGGTTGCAGTGGGACGCCATCAATCTGACCGACTCCGACATCTGGCACGACGGCTAGCGCGTCCCGCCATTCTGCTGTTTCATCTGCCGCCAGTACACGCGGGCCGAGATGAAGACGGTGAAGACGTCCAAATCACGCCGGATGGTCCCGTTGACCACGTCGCTGGCCGTGCAGTTGCTGGAGTGGAGCGGCAAGCGGTACGATACGGTCTTTGCGGGGCGTGGCGGGCGTCCGCTGTCGGGCAAGAACCATCTTCGGCGCGTCCTGGCTCCGGCTGCGGTCAAGGCGGGAGTGCCCGGTATCGGGTGGCACCACTTCCGGCACACGACGGCGACGGCGACGGACACGGTGTTGACCGAAGCGCAGCGCATGAGCCTTCTCGGGCACACGCGGAAGTCAACGACGATGCACTACACGAAGGCCGATCTGGAGGAGATCCGGGTGGGCTTGGAGCGGATTCAGTAGTTCGAGAGGAGAGGATCAGTGAGCTTATACAAAAACGAAATCATAGAGAAAGCCAAGCAAGCATTTACGGACATCAGTGTACTCGACCTGGATTCCAAGGTCGAAATCATCAACGCGATCAAGCGGGAGTTGCACGAACTGAGTCCGTTCAAAGACGAGCCGGTTGATTGCGTGCTGTGGGTCAAGTCTGATTTAGTCGTCGCCAACGACTACAACCCGAACAGCGTAGCGCCGCCCGAGATGAAGCTCTTGGAGCGGTCCATCGACGCCGACGGATTCACGCAACCCATAGTTTCGTGGCCCCGAGACGGCGGGTATGAAGTGGTGGACGGATTCCACCGCAACCGGGTAGGTAAGGAGTCGAAGGTTGTCAAGAAGCGCGTCCACGGCTATTTACCCCTGGCGGTCATCCGGCACGAGCGCGAAGGCAAAGGGGACAGGATTGCTTCGACCATCCGTCACAACCGCGCCCGCGGGAAGCACAAAGTTGAGGCGATGTCCGATATCGTCATCGAACTCAAGCGCCGCAACTGGACGGATGAGCGAATCTCCCGCGACTTGGGTATGGATCAGGACGAGATCCTTCGGCTTTGCCAGATTACCGGACTCGCCGAGATGTTCGCCGATAAGCAATTCTCTCGCTCGTGGGACGTGGAAGGCGAGATCACGGAAGAGGATTTCGAGGAGCTTACCGACGACGTAACGACCTACGGGGAGGAAGCGAAGGACTTTCGCACGGTCAACACCGGCGACGAAGGGCGGATCTTCCATACGTGGGACAAGTGGGAGTGCTACAAGGCCGGATTCTACAATCCGACACTGAACGGCAATACGAAAGAAGAATGCGAGCGGATGTACGAAGCATTCTTGACTAATGACAAGGTTTTTTCCGAAGCACTCGATTACGTAATCACGAACTGGAAGCACTCCTGCGAGCACTACCTGACGAACTCGGCCATGAACCGTATTGCGTGGCTCGGGCAAGCGGCGGCGTGTTTTGCTATGGGTATTCCGTCATCGTTCCGCGGTGGGTTTAACCTTCTGACAGACGAGCAAGCCGAGCGAGCCAATCAGATAGCTCTGGAATACCTCAACAAGTGGCTCGTAGCGAACGGCCGCCCTGAAGTGACGATGACCGAAGCTTACTCCGGCGACCGCCAATCGGATATCTACTAACATGGGCATCAAACGATTCCGAGATATTGACGTTTACGCGGCATCGAAAAACCGCATTTCGATGGTGTTTGACAGCTTCGAGAAGGTTTACATCGCCTTCTCAGGCGGGAAGGATTCGAGCGTCATGCTTCACCTCGTCATGGAAGAGGCGATTGCGAGAAACCGTAAGGTTGCCGTCATGTACATCGACTTCGAGGCGCAGTACGCCGAGACAATTGCACACGTGGAGGAGATGCTCGAGCTTTACCGGGATCATATCGATCCACATTGGATCTGCATTCCGATGCTGCTTCGCAATGCGGTGACCAATTATGAGCCACGCTGGACGGCCTGGGACGAGACGAAGAAAGATCTATGGATCAGGCAGAAACCAGCGGTCCACAAGAGCGTTCACGACTACCCTTTCGCCTTACCGGAGATGGAGTTCGAGGAGTTCATCGTTCTATTTGGGCGATGGTACGGCGAAGGGAAGCTGACGGCGGGTTTTATCGGCATCCGGGCGCAAGAGTCGCTCCACCGATACTGCGCAGTAGCCACGTGGGAGAAGAAAGACCTGATGTGGGCGGGGCACCGCTGGACGACCAAGATCGTCGATCAAGTGTTTAACGTGTACCCGATTTACGACTGGCTCACCACGGACATCTGGACGTATCACGCCAAGTTCCCACACAAGCCGCACAACAAGATCTACGACAAGATGCAGATGGCCGGTGTCCCGTTGAGCCAGCAACGGCTATGCCAGCCGTTCGGGGACGACCAGCGGCGCGGGCTATGGCTCTATCACATTCTGGAGCCGCAAACGTGGTTCAAGCTGGTGGCGCGCGTGAACGGAGCGAATTCAGGTGCCCTATACATCGAAGAAAACGGCAACATCACCGGTTACAACAAAATCACCAAGCCGCCTCATCACACCTGGAAATCGTTCTGTAATCTGCTGCTTCAGACGATGCCGCAGAAGACGCGAGCGCACTACGTCTACCGGTTTAAGAAGTTCATCAAGGGATGGCACGACCGCGGCTATAAGCAAATCCCAGAGGAGGCCCCGCCCGAGCTTGAGGCGAAGTGCTGGGCTCCATCTTGGCGGCGCATGTGCAAGGTGCTGCTGAGGAATGATTACTGGTGCAAGGGATTAGGGCAGACGCAACCGAAGTCTGACGCCTATGTTCGATACAAGCAAATCATGAAGGAGAAAAAGGGGACTTGATAGACCAAGCCATCAAAGAAGAGATCCGGGGCCATATCGTTCGAGCGAATATGGCCCTACACAAGAACAAGTTTGCTGAACTGCGAGAGTCCTTGCGTGTTGCGCAAATCATATCAGAGTCCGTAGGGAATAGCGCAGCCGAAGGCAATAAAACGCTGGTAGTGAAACAACAGGAGGCGACGCAACATGAAAACCTCCGCTTGTTTTAAATCAGTTCGGGAGTCTGTAAATGCTGGCAGAATGCTGGCAGGATTAGTAAAGGCTGACGCTATGGACAATAAAAACAACGACTTACAGAACGAGACAGGCAATGACCCACGACCTTCTAAGTCGGGGGTAGCGTGTTCGAACCACGCCGAGTCCGCCAGAATCAAAGGGGTTAACGCTGATGCGGTGACCCCTCCCCCGCCAGAAACGCAAGGTCGGGAGACGCTAAACGCTGGCAAACTGCTGGCAGACACCGCCGCCCAGGTCCAGCGGCTGAGAGAGATGGCGGAGCCGCTGAAGCGCAGAGCGCAGGAGTACGCGCGGCAGGCAGCCGCATCAGACAACGCCGGGATGACTGGCATCGCAAGGCTTGAAGCGCAGGTCGGGGCAGTATCAGCGATGGACGCTGCGGCCATGCTCGCCGCCGCCGACGCCCTGGAGCGGGAGGCGGGACTGGTGGCTGATGCGGAGCGGTATCGGTGGCTGCGCGCTGAGAGCCTGATCCATTGGGAAGACGGCAAGAGACGAAACCGGCTCAGCTTTCCAACGATCTATGCGGCTGATCGGGTGGACGGCGGCAGTTATCGTGACCGTTTCAACGCCGCCATCGACGCGGCACGGGGTGCGAAATGACCCCAGAAATCCTACACGCATTGAAAACGCTGCGGACATACGCCAACCTTGCCAAGTCTGATTATGTGGCGCAAGCGGCGTCGGCCGTACTTGACGACCATGCTGCGCTTAGCACCCGCGTCACCCAACTCGAAGCCGAACTGGCGGCGGCGAAGGAGGACTCGGAGCGGCTGACGCGCATCATTGACGAGTCACTCAACGGTAAAGGCTGGCTTGACGACGGCGTATGGGACCGCGCTTCCGACTTCTACGAGGACGACGAGAACCCGCAGCTGGCCGTCCGTGCCGCCATCGACGAGGCACGAGGCCCCCAATGACCCACACCAAACCCCATCCCCGCTCCCGGCGCACCGCCGCAGACCGCGCCCCGGAGATGACCGTCGAGGCGCTGCGGGCGCGGGTGGAGCGCTGCCGGGAACACCTGCGGGACACGCTGGCGGTCGTGCGGCGGTGGGATGGCCGGATGGACTTGGCCGGGTTGCGCTGCCTGCGCGGCGACCTGCGGCGGGCGGATCTGGAGGCAGAGATGTTGATTGAGGCGGTGGAGAGATTGAGGAGACAGGCATGACCCGCATCATCATCCAGCACGACCCCGACATCCCGCTGGAAACGGTCTTCCGGCACATCTTGGCGGCGCGGGAGAAGCCGGAGAAGGTCGTGGTTTTCGTGGACCATATCGGCGTGTTCAAGACGCCGGGGCATTATTTCGTGCGGCGGGTGGCGCCCGCAACCAACTAATCTAGACCTGCCGTGTCGGTTTCTGTTTTGCCGACGCTACCTACGAGGCAGGGAGCACCCCAAAGGAGGGGAGACGTGTCTACTGTAACAGAAAATGACGTCGAAGCCGAGATCATCGGCTTCTTGGTCAATCGAGGATGGATCATCCGCAGGCAGCATAGCGCCGTTTTGCTGACTCCCTACGGCGGCAAGGTCCGCGTTGGCGAAGAAGGCCAGTGCGACTGGTCCGCTATGCGTCCAACGAAGCAGGATCGCATCGTCGAGTATCTGGAGATCGAGGTAAAGCGGCCAGGCAAAAAGCCAAGCAAGCCCCAGCGGGAGTACATCGCCAAACGCCTCCACCAAGGCATCTCCGCGACGTGGGCGGACTCGCTCGATCTTTTCCGGCGCTGGTATCACATGGAGGGGTTCGAGTGATCCAGACCCTCCGCCCCTACCAATCCCAAGCCGTCAACGAATCCCGTTGCGCCCTCCGCACCCATCGCCGAGTCCTCATCGTCGCCCCTACCGGCGCGGGCAAAACGACCATCGGCGCGGAAATCATCCGCCTGACGGTCGAGCGCGGCCGGCGTGTCTGGTTTTTGGCTCACCGGAAGGAACTCATCGAACAGGCCTCCACCCGCCTAGACCAGTTCGGCATCCGGCACGGCGTCGTGATGGGGCAGCACTGGCGCGACCGGCCGCACGAACTCGTGCAGGTGGCATCTGTGCAGACTCTCGTGAACCGGGACTTCGACGTGCCGCCCTCGCTCATTATGATCGACGAGGCACACCGCGCGACGGCGAACAGTTACCAGGAAGTCATCCGGAACGCTGGCAACCCGTATCAGATCGGGCTGACAGCTACGCCGATCCGGAGCGACGGCAAGGGCCTTGCTTCCATGTTCGACGTGATGGTGCAGTGCCCGCCGATTCACGAACTGATCGCCATGGGCTACCTCGTCCCGCCGCGTTCGTTCGCGGGGCGCCGGATCGACCTGCATGGCGTCCGCATCGCGGGGAACGACTACGACCGGGACGAGCTTGCCGATGCGATGAATAAACCGCACCTAGTTGGGGACGTCGTGACGGAGTGGCTGCGACTGGCCAACGGTCGGCCGACGATGGTCTTCGCCGCGGGCGTGAAGCACAGCAGGACTATAGTCGATGCGTTCCTGGCGGCTGGCATCCGCGCCGCGCACCTGGACGGAGAGACGCCGAAGGACGAACGGACCAGCATACTCCAGCGCCTCGCCGATGGCCGCCTGACGGTCGTCTCGAACGCCATGGTGCTCACTGAGGGCGTAGACGTGCCCGTGGTGGCTGCCGTCGTCCTGGCGCGGCCCACGAAATCGAAGGGCCTCTACCTCCAGATGGCAGGGCGCGGACTACGGACGGCACCGGGCAAGCAAGACTGCCTAATCCTGGACCATGGGAACTGCACCATGGAGCATGGGCTGGTAACGGCAGAGCAGAATTGGCAGTTGTTGGATGACTCGACGCGGAAGCGGTGCAAACAGGTTTCGTATGCCCAGACCTTCAAGGTATGCCCGGATTGCGGCGAGGTGGCGGAACTACAGACCGACGTCTGCAAATGCGGGTATGTGTTCGCCGTTCGCTCGAAACAGAAGCAACTGAAGGTCTATAACGGCGTACTGGAGGAGGTCACGGAGAAGCGAATCCGGGAATACACCGAGGCGCAACGGAAGCGGAAGTATTTCCAGCTACTCCGCGACCAGCACACCGAGCGCAAGAAAGACGGTTCGCCGTTCTCGAAGGGCTATGCGTTCGTGAAGTACGAGGGGATCTTTAAGCAGCGGCCGGAGTCGGGGTGGCGGTCGGAGTGGAACGAGCGTAACGCGGGACTGATTCAGGAGTATGCGGATCGGTGGGCGGAGTGGTTACGAAGTAAGCCGATGACCACTTATGAACTGCATAAGCTCATCAGTGATAACGACTTCGGGCAATGGCTATGGGGTTACAGGAAGCGTGCCGATCCACAAGACGCTTATGTGGTTGGGCTGTTTAACCACCTGCACTCAACAGGCGGAGAGATAAGTGGTAACTTCTACAATCTGTTTTCTGAGTGGCGCGGGCTCTCGTGCAATAAGACCGAGTGCCTTCATTTTTTGAACAATAACCGGCCTGCTGGATCGGAACTGATTGCGCGTGGATTTTGGAACGCGATTGATGAGTTCGCCAAAGAAAAACAGTACGGGGTTGTTGACGAGGATCACTCATGAGCCGCTTAATCGACGCCGCCCTTCACTACGCCCGCCGCGGCTGGCCGGTGCATCCACTCAAGCCACTCTCGAAGATCCCTGCATCGAAACACGGATGCCTCGACGCCACGACCGACGAATCCGCCATCCGTAAATGGTGGACCGAAAACCCGCAGTACAACATCGGCCTAAAGACCGGCGTACTCTGGTTCGTTCTCGACGTGGACAGCAAGCACGCCGATGCGGCCGAGTGGCTGGAGTCGGTCAGCCTGCCGGATACGATCACGGCCGTCACCGGCACCGACGGCCGACACTTCCTGTTCAAGTCGCCGGACTTTGCGGTTCAAAACTCTACCTCGAAGATCGGCCCGCATATCGACATCCGCGGCGTCGGTGGCTACATCGTGGCGGCCCCGTCGATCCACCCCGACACAAAGCAGGAGTATGCCTGGGACTGCCCCGATGAGTTCCCTATCGGGCATCCGGCAGAGGCTCCGGAGTGGCTACTGGAGCGGCTGAAGCCAACCGGCAGCCAGCGAGTCGGACCGGCGCCGAACATCATTCCGCATGGGCAGCAGCATACGACGCTGTTTAAATATGCGTGCTCGATGCGCTCCAAGTACGGCATGGAAGAGGCCGAGATCCTGCCAGCGCTCATCACGCTATCGAAGCGCTGCGAGATCGTTCCTCCCGAGAAGAACATCGTTAAGCTGGTGGCCGACGTCTGCAAGCGCTACGCGCCGGGGATGTCGCCGGAATACGTCGTACCACAGCAGCCTGAAACCATCGAGCCCGAATACGAATCGAGCGACGTCGAGGTGCCCGCCAAGCTCACGCCCAACGCCCATGCTGACCGGCTGATGCAGCAGCACGCGTTCATCAACCACAACGGCGTTCTCTATCAGTACCTTGGGACGCACTGGGGGCAGATTGACGCCGGATCGCTCAAGCACCTGGCGTTACGGGCCGAGCCGCGGCACTCGAACATGAAACGCCGCTCAGAGATCGCCAATCGCATTGTGGACGAATCACGGAACGATAAAGTGCACTGGCGGAATCTGGAGAAGTACGAAATCCCGCTGATGAACGGCGTGATCGACGTGCGGTCGATGTCCCTGCGCAGCCATCGCAAGCAAGACTATCTGCAATCGTGCGTCCCGCATGAGTACGATTCGTCGAGCACCTGCCCAGTTTGGCAGGAATGCCTCGACACCTACTTCGGCGGCGACATCGACCAGGAGGCGAAGCAAGACGCCCTGCAGGAGTTCTTCGGCTATTGCCTCATGCCTCACGCCACCTACAAAAAGGCCCTACTCTGTAAGGGCGAGTCCGATTGCGGGAAGTCCACCATCCCCTACCTACTGCGCGTCCTTGCAGGCCAGCAGAACTGCTGCGCCGTGGGCGTCGAGTCCATGGACGACCCGCGCAAGCGCGCTCCGCTGCGGGGGAAACTGGTGAATCTTCTCACAGAACTTACCAGTGACGCAATGATCGCGGACGGCGGATTTAAGACGCTGGTTTCGACAGAGGAGCCAATTCTATTCGATGAGAAGTTCCTCCCACCGGTGTTGGACGTCCCAATAGCGAAACATGTCATTGTCACGAACGTGCTGCCGACAATCAACGACCGCAGCCGCGGCACGTTTAACCGGCTGCTGTTGATATCGTTCAATCACGTCATACCACTGGCGCAGCAGGACCGTGCCATCTGGGACAAACTGCGCGGGGAGATTCAGGGGATCTTACATTGGGCGCTATACGGTGCCCAGCGGCTATATCTCAACGGCGGCACGTTCACCAGCGTCGGGCGGGCTGAGGTCGAGGAGTATCGGGCAAGTCAGAACCCGCTCACGGAGTTCGTACAGAGCCAGTGTGAGATCGACCCGGACGCCAAGGTGGGGATATCGGATTTCCGAGATCGATTCTCGAACTGGTACGGCAAGCGAGTGCAGCCGCAATGGTTCGCTTCGCTGGTGCGGTCGGCTGGCCTGGAAATCACGAAAAACCCAGTCTACTTCGGCCAGAGGCGGGACAGGGCCGTCGTCGGCGTCAGATTGCAGTAGAAGTCTTTACATTTCAGCAGTTTAAGCCTCGGATAACCTCCGGGGCTTTTCTGCGTTGTGACACACCTGACACAGATGACACAGTGAAATCCTATTCTCTAAATTCCTCTATGGTGTTTTCACTAGTTTTGTATTTTCTCTGTGTCATCTGTGTCAGAGGGTATAAGTAGTAATAGAATCATGGGGTTGGCGTGACACAGAGGACTTTTTTCGTCTGTGTCAGCACTGTGTCACTGTGTCAGGATCGCTCGCCGACCACAATATCTTGTGTTTTTCATTGACACCACCACAGCCCATGGTATATCCTGCCCCTGTAGAGTTTAGCCGATTCTACCGCTTGCCTGGGACAGCGCAAAAGAGTCCAGCACCCGAACGGCGATGCAGTTGGGACGTTCACCTCCGAGGGCTTTCTTGTCTTCATCGAGTCCATCTCTCCTCGCTTCTGAACTGCTTGCTGCCTTTCTGGCTGATCCCGTTTACGAGGTCAAACGGAAAGACGGCAAGCGTTTTTTGCAGGCCACGAAGCAGCAGATCCTGACGCTTCTGGCGTATAGAGCACTGGAGCCTAAGCGACTCGAAACAGGCAAGATCAACGCTTGGAAGCTCATCAAGCCCATCCAGCAAGTCCGCACGATCCTGAAGTCTGAGCGGGGCCGATTGGATGCGGAAGGCAATCACACGGCGCGGCGGGTGAAGGCTCCGGTTGGATCGTACTATGAGCACCGGATGGACGTTTGCGCGGGCTATCGGCGGTGAGTACGAAAACGTACCCGCTGGACATGACGGTGATTGATGCCGCGAAACTCAAGGCCGAATTCGAGATGAAGTTGGCTCAAATGCTGGCGGAGTTCAAGAAGCAAACCGGAATGGATATCACTTCGATTGACCTGATTGACGCTCGGAACCTGATAGGTGAAGGCTCGTTTGTGGCTCGGGCAACTGTCGAGTTTCTGTGAGACGGTTTGATCGGTCGTTCTTGGAGACATAGGGCAGTTGAAGCGTGGGCCATCGGCCGTGTGAACAGATGGCATCTGGACCGGGATTGCGCGGAGTCCTCCCACCCGGTGAATAACTGAGGACCTAGCACGGCTCTCGCTTTAACTGCCTTATATGCCCCTCGCCCCGCCTCGCTGGTGCCCCCGATGTAGAGCAGCGCACCAGGGGAGATGCCCCGAGCAACAGCGAGCACCTGACCTAAGACCCGACTCCACCCGCCGTGGATACGATGCGACCTGGGGACGGCTGTCCAGCATGGCTCGCGCGGAGGAACCAGTCTGCCGACACTGCCAGATCAACGCCTCGCAGATGGTAGACCACATCGTCGCGCTGGCTGATGGTGGGCCGAGACTTGACCGGTCGAACCTGCAAGCGCTGTGCCTCCGATGCCACGCCCGTAAGACGGCGGCGGAGGTGAGGATCAGGCGGGAGGGGTAACACTATTCCTTGCAAGTTCTTACGCAGCACCATGTTCGCCATCGCGTGCGATAAAGTCGAAACTTTCTGAAAAGGTACTACAGACGTAGAAGTTATGGGAGCAAGAGGATTTCAGCCGCGCATCGACCCGGCCAAAGAAGTGCAACTGATCCAGGAGGAAATTGTTCCTCCGCCCGGACTGAGCGCGAAGGCGAAAAAGTTGTTCGCCCGGTTGGTCGATGAAAACCGGCGCTCGAATGTTTCGATCCTGCAGGTTGACTCGGAGCAGTACGCGGACCTCGCGAACGCGATGATTCGGCGCGACGCGGTGACAGATAACCGTGAGTGGCTGGCCATTCAGCGGGAGATAGATGAGCTTCGGGCGCAGTTGAATATGGGGCCGCGGAATCGGGCGAGGGCTGGCGTCCGGGACGTGAAGAAGGAAAAGGCCAAGAGCGCGGCGGCGAAGGTTTTGGAGCTTGCGAAACAGCGAGCGTAGCATTTGGTTCGACCAGGACGCGGTATCGCTGGCCGAGACGCTGATCGGCACGTTGACGCTGACGAAGTCAACCAAGAGCGGCGAGCCGGAGCCATTTGTACTCCTGCCGCACTCTCGAAAGCTGATCGCCAACCTTCTCGGCTGGAAGCGGTCAGACGGCCGGCGCGTATACCGCAAGTCGTACTGTTCGATGGGCCGTAAGCAGGCGAAGACGCAGACGGTGGCGGCGCTCGTCATCGCCGAGTTCTTCCTAAGCCCGGAGCCAAACCAAGAAATCTACATGGCCGCGAAGGATCGCGACCAGGCCAGCATCTGCTTCGATGCGGTAGCTTCGATGATTCGGATTCACCCGGATCTCGAACCGCTGGTACAGATTACCGAATCACGAAAGCTGATTCGACACAAGGAAACCGGCAGCACGATTCGCGCACTGAGCAGCGACGGCGCTGGTAAGCATGGATACAACCCGTCTCTGGTGGTGTTCGATGAGTTGCACGCCTGGGGCGCAGCCGAGCAAGAGTTATACGACGCTCTGACGACCGGAAGCAAGTCGCGCCGAAATCCGCTGTGGGTGGTTATCACGACGGCGGGCAGCAACCAGGAAAGCATCTGCTACCGCGAATACAAGTATGCAAAGCGGGTGCTGTCTGGCGAGGTCGTTGACGATAGCTACTTCCCGCTGATCTACGAAGTCCCGCAAGAGTCGGACTGGGCCGATCAATCGCTTTGGCCGATGGCTCTCCCAACGCTAGGTATCCTGCACGAACTCAGCGACTACGAAGAGGAGTTCCGGCAAGCGCTGGCGCGACCCGAGCGGCAGAACACATTCCGAAGGCTGTACCTGAATCAGTGGACCTCGGCGAACTCGCAATGGATTCCACTCCGCCAGTGGGACGCCTGCATCGGTGAAATTCCAGACCTAACCGGCGTGCCCTGCTACGGCGGACTCGACCTTGCAGCAGTTCGGGACCTGACAGCGTTCGCGCTGTGCTGGCCATACCAGGGCAAGGTTTATTACAAAGCCTGGGGATACATCCCGGAATCTGCCGTACAAGAGAAATCGCAATCGGACGGCGTTCGATACGACATCTGGGCTGAAGACGGCCACGTCCTGCTGACGCCGGGCAACACGACCGACTGGCGCTACGTCGTCCAGCATATCAAAGACCTCGCCGAGCAGTACCGCATCGAAGCGATCGCCTTCGACCGCTGGGGCGCTCGGGACACGGCGGCAGAGCTACAAGCGGCCGGCCTGAAAGTTATCGAGTTTGGCCAAGGGTTTGGCAGTATGTCGCCCGCGGCAAAGCGTTTCGAGTCGCTGGTCCATGAGGGGACGCTGGTGCAGGACGGAAACCCGGTTTTCCGCTGGTGCCTCGACTGCACGGAAGTAATGCACGACCCGGCAGGGAATATTAAGCCGGTCCACTCTGACCGGCGGCGGGACTCCAGCCGGAATGACTTAGCGATAGCGGCGGTCATGGCTACGGGAATTATGGTCGTCGGTCCCGACTCTGACCGCTCAGTGTACGAAGACCGGATGCCGGTCTCGGTTAGTTGGTAACGATGAATCTATTCGGCAAACTAATGGTCAAGCTGGGGGCAACACCCCCGCCTGACAGCGACTTCTGGTACAAGCCGGTGAGCGGGTACACCTTCGGTGTGTCTGCTGATTCGGCGATGCGTCTGTCGGCTGTCTGGGCCTGCGTCCGTGTGATTGCCGAGACCATCGGCAGCTTGCCGTGTGGCGTCTACCGGCGCACGCGGGACGGCCGGGAGATCGACCGCAACCACGCTCTATACTATCTGCTCCACGACTCGCCGAACGACGACATGAGCGCGTTTGAGTTCTGGGAGTTGGCTGCGAAGTGCCTCTGCCTGCAGGGCAACTTCTACGCGCGCATCTTCACGAACCTGCGGGGCGACGTGACGCGGTTGGTGCCGATGGACCCTTCGAAGATGTCGGTAAAGCGCGACAAGCAAACCGGCATTCTGGTGTACACCTACGGCCAAGACCAGTACACGGCCTCGGATATCTTTCACATCCCCGGCCTAGGCTACGACGGCGAAGACTACCTGACTGGGTTTTCGCCCGTCACCTACATGGCGCAGAGCATCGGGATGACGCTCGACGCCGAATCGTATGGGGCGAACTTCTTCCGCAATAACGCCACGCCCCCGGCTTACCTGACGGTGCCCCAGGCGTTATCGAACGAAGCCCGGAAGAATCTCCAAACGTGGTTTCTGCAGGAGTTCGGCGGCGTGAAAAACGCGGGCAAGATCGGCGTTTTAGAGCAGGGCGGCGAGATCAAGACGGTTTCGATCAATCACCGGGACATGCAGTTTCTTGAGCTTCGGCAGTACCAGAAGTCGGACATCTGTTCGATCTACCGCGTCCCGCCGCACATGATTCAAGACCTGACGCGAAGCACGAACAACAACATCGAGCACCAGGGCATCGACTTCGCTACCCATACGATCCGGCCTTGGCTGACGCGCATCGAGAAGCGGATCAAGATGCAGCTCTTCGGCCCGCGCGAAGCGGCGCTCTACTATGCCGAATTTAACATGGACGCGCTCCTCCGCGGCGATGCGGCCAGCCGGGGCACGTTCTATTCGACGCTGCGGAATATCGGCGTGCTGAACGCGAACGAGATTCGCGCCAAGGAAAACCTAAACCCCTACGTGGGCGGTGAGAAGTACCTGATCCAGGGCGCGATGGTGCCAGTTGAGCAAGCGGGCGAGTTCGCGGGAGGCGTGCAGCAATGAAGACAATCGAGCAGCTATTACAGTGCCCTACTGCGGTTCTGGCCCCGATGGATGCGGACGAATCCGCGCCTCGGCTGCGGCGAGTTCTCTTCTACAGCGGCGCAAAGGTGGACCGTTATAACTGGTTCACGGGCGAAGAGTACGATCTGTCCTTCGACCTCGGCGGAGCCGACCTTTCGAGCGTGATTGGCGCTCCCGTGCTTGACGGGCATCAGTCCTACGAGGCAAAGAACGTTATCGGTTCTGTTGAGTCTGCCGAGCGCACCGGGCGCGGCTACGAGGCAACGCTGCGGATCTCCGAGGCCGAAGACGTTGAGCCGATCTGGCAACGCATCCAGGAGGGCACGCTCCGGAACGTGTCCATGGGCGTTCAGATCCTCGACATTGAGCTGTCGAAGGATTCGCCGAAGGATCGCAAACATTACATGGCGAAGAAGTGGAAGCCCTACGAAATCAGCGTGGTTCCGCTGGGGGCTGACCCCAACGCTCAATTTTTGATGGCTAGTCAACGACTGGCCGCCGAAGCTTCTACCGCGTACAGCGCGGAGAAAAACAAAGCCCTGCATCAGTTGGCGCTGCGCGAGCGGCGTTGGCGTGTGTTGGGGCGAATTTAAGGAGTAGACATGAAGAACAAACGCGAACTTCTGTCGAGCATTTCCGCGCTGGAAACTGAGTACAGTGCGCTCATTCACGCCCGCCACGGCGTCGAAGACCCGAAAGAGCATCTTGCAAAGCTGGATGCCAAAGAAGCCGAACTGAATGCCGTCAAAGAGCAGCTTGCGGACGTCGAAAAGCTGGAGAACCGGGCGAAAGCCAACGCTTCGCGCGAACCCGGCCGGGTGACGAGCGACAACGAAGCCAAGCGGCCATTTGCCAGCCTGGGCGAGAATCTTTTCGCCATCGCCTGCGCAATGTCTCCGCGTGACGCCTTCCAGGGTCTTGGCGGCAACGTTGACAAGCGGCTGTATGAGCAACTGAACCCGACCGGCGCGTCCAACGCGGTTCCTGCTGACGGCGGCTTCGCTGTCGGAACCGACTTCTCGACGGCGCTTCTGAATCGCGCTCGCGAGACGGCGCGGATCTTCCCGCTGACGAATCAGATCCCGATTGGCGAAGGCAGCGATTCGCTCGAACTGCCGTACATCGACGAAACCAGCCGCGTGAACGGGTCGCGTTTCGGTGGTGTTCAGGCCTACTGGACCGGCGAGGCCGACGCCCCGACCGCGACGAAGCCGAAGTTCTCCCGCCACGAAATCCGGCTTGAATCGCTGAAGTGCCTGATGTATGCGACCGAGCGGTTGCTCCGGAACGCCCCGGCCATAGCTGCGGTGTTCGAGAATGCTTTCGCTTCGGAGATTGCCTTCAAGTTGGACGACGCCATCTGGCGCGGCGACGGCGTGGGCAAGCCGCTGGGCTTCAGCGTGCAGAACTTCGGCGGTGCCCTGATGGTCAGCGTCGCAAAGAAGTCCGGGCAGGCTGCTGACACGTTCGTGATCGAGAACGCCACGTCGATGCTGTCCCGCCTCTACCGCGAACCGGGCGACCGGATCGTCTGGATGTGCAACCCCGACGTTATCGGCCAGTTCCCGCTGATGACCATCGGCCAGCAGCCGGTGTTCCTGCCGAACGGCAGCGTCGCCGGTGCGATTCAGTACGGCACGTTCCTCGGCTTCCCGGTGATCCCGGTGGAGCAGGCCGAAACCCTCGGCGACAAGGGCGACGTGGTTCTGGCGAACCTGTCCAAGTACGTCACCATCACCAAGGGCGGCGTGCGGGCGGCGCAGTCTATGCACTTCCGTTTCATTTACGACGAAATGACATTCAAGTGGTCCATCGACGTGAATGGGCAGTCTGCCATCAAGCAACCCATTACGCCCTTCAAGGGCTCCAGCACCCTGTCGCCGTTTGTCACGGTTGACGCTCGCGCCTAAGGAGGACACACCAGATGATTCCCTACGAACTTCTGAACAATCTGCACTTCATCAAGGGCCTTGACCCGGTGGCCGATGCCTTTTCGGGTACGGTCACTTCGGACATCGTGGACATGGCGAATCACCAATCGGCCATGTTCATCGTGTACAAGGGGGTCGGTACCACCGGCACCTCGACGATCACGGTTGAGGCCTGCGACGACGTTAGCGGCACCAACGCTACGGCGGTTCCGTTCTATTCGAAGTCGATCACTTCGACCGACATTCAGGGCGCGATGACGGCCCGGGCGGCGGCTGGTTTTGCGACCACGGCCGGTTCGAGTCAGATTTACGTGATCCAGGTGGCGGCCGAAGCGTTGGCGGCGACTAATTACCAGTTCGTTCGCCTCAAGGCCGTCGAGGTAGTCGATTCGCCGGTTCTCGGCGGCATCGCTATCGCCCTGGCTGGCCCGCGCTTCGGTGGCTCGACGACCGCAACTGAAATCGCCTAAACCATGAACCTCCAACTTGTAACGCCGCCGACTGAATGGCCGCTGTATGAAGCTGAGTTCGAGGCGCACGCACGCGCTAAGGGCCAGCCTCTCGACCAGCTACAGCCATACATCCACGCGGCGGCGTCACACTTGGAGATGATCTGTAACCGTCGATTTCTCCAGCAGACCTGGAAGCTGTTTCTTGACGGCTTCCCGGCCTCTGAGGAAATCGTACTCCCCTACTCCCCGCTCGTGTCGGTGACTCACCTCAAGTACACGAACACGGCGGGGACTCAGACCACGCTACCGACGACCGAGTACGCCGTTTCGCTTCGCACTCCTGGAGTTCTGCGGCTCAAATACAACAAGACCTGGCCTACGGACACGCTCGAAACCACCGATCCCATCGAAGTCCAGTTCGTTTGCGGTTGGCCCAGCTCGGCATCGGTGCCGCTCCCGATCAAGCAGGCGATTCGTATGCTGGCCTCGCACTTCTACGAGAACCGCGAAGCGGTGATTGTGGGCACGACTGCCGCAGTCGATGAGGCCGAGTTGCCGTTCGCTGTCTCCGCACTCATCGCGCCTTGGCGGGTGTGGCTGTGAGGGCCGGAGCGATGCGGCATCAGATCCGCATCGAGCAGAAGACCATCGACGTGTCGGGCGACGGGGACCGGACGGAGACCTGGGGCACGTTCGCCGAGGTATGGGCGTCCGTCGAGACTGGAAACGGGCGCGAGTTCTTCGCGGCGCGGCAAGTCATCGCGGACCTGACCCACACGATCCGGCTCCGGTATCTCGCAAACATCACCCCGGACATGCGAATAGCCTACGACGACCAGAAGACCGGACGGACGCGCTATTTCGACATCAAGTCAATTCTGAACCCGGACGAACGCAACGAAATGCTCACCATGCAGGCGACTGAGGTGCTGATCTAGTGGCGCGGCAAGTTCGGGCAATCACGGTTTCGGGTATCGAAGACCTGACGCAGCAGCTTCGCAAGCTGCAGGCGACGGCGACGGGCGAACCGATCCGGCAGGCGCTCCTGGAATCCGCTCAGATGATCCGCGACGAGGCCGCGCGCCGCGCACCAATCGCGCCCTACGCAACGCGCCAGCGGGGGAAGACGTATCAGCCGGGCGGGTTGCGGAAATCGCTCAGGGCTGCTTCCGGCCGCAAATACAAGAACTTCCTCCAGGCGTTCGCCTTCACGCTCAAAGATGCCGCGCCCCACGCGCATCTAGTCGAGTTCGGAACTAAGCCGCACACGATTGCGGGCAAGAAAATGCGGATAGCGGCGCGGGCGTTCCAGTGGCTTGCGCGGGTTGGCGATCAGGTGCGGACCAAGATCCAGCATCCCGGTAGCCGTCCGAATCCGTTCTTTCAAAACGCGATCAAGTCCCAACGCTTGCGGATCAAGCGGTTATTGGAGCAGCGCGTTAAAGCCGCGTTTGATGCCATCGGAAGGGCCGCATGAGGATCTATCAAGCTCTCTTCCGCTACCTGCAAACCGTGCCCGGCGTGGTGACCGTCGTGGCCGATCGCGTCTTTGATGCCCACGCCGATCAGGGGCGAGTGACGAAGTATCCGGCCATCATCATCGAGACGATGGACGATCAGCCGTTCCATTCCATTGGGCAACAGATTCCGACCGCAACACGCCGCCCTGTGTCGCTGTACTGCATGGCGCAGGGCAACCCGAAGGCATCCGACGACCTGGCGGACCTCGTCTACACGGCCATCATCGGCCAAGAGCAGGCCATCGCTGACGCCTCCGGCCTCGGCGTGAAAAGCACCCACCTGAACGGGCGACGCAACGAGTACGAAGACGCCCTCGAAACCGATTCCAAGCTCTACGCGACAGTGCTGGAGTTCGACTTCATTCACGACCTTTAAGGAGACCTTATGGCGATCATGGCAGGAAATGCCGGTTCTTTCCGGCTCAGCACGAACGTAGTAGCAGAAATCGACAACTGGACACTGGACGTGTCTACCGGCCTTGAGGAAACCCAAGCGTTCGGCGACGTCTGGAAAGAGCGATCCGCAACGATTCGCGAATGGAGCGGCTCGGCATCCGGGCGATTCGATGACACCGACACCAACGGGCATGTGGCCATGCAGACGGCGTTTCTCGGCGGTACTACCGTCGCCGCGCGGTTCTACATCGACGGCACCAACTATTACTCAGGAAGCGCGTTTGTTCAGGCGTCCATTGCGGCTGCCGAGAACGGGCTGATTACGGTGAACTACACCGTGACCGGGACCGGCGCACTGACCTACGCCTAAGGAGGCACCATGGCCGTACTCGCAGGGCGTAATGCCGACATCTACATCGCCAGTGTTTCCGGCACCAGCATGACGGGCGAGGCCACCACCTCGCTCGGATCTGGTGTCTATCAAATCACCGACGCCGCGAAGCGGGCGATCAATCCTAACGCAACGCTGACCGTCCTCGACGGTGTCGCGACGGTGCCAGCCAGCCGGTATCAGGTGGCCTTTGGGACGGGGAAGATTGACTTCGGCGACTACACGCCAGCGGGCACCATCACCGTGACCGGCGAGTATCTGACGCTGGCCCAGGCCGCTCAGGGCTTCGAGTGGACGCTTGACGTTCAACCGATGCTTGAGGAAACGCAGACATTTGGAGACTCGTGGAAAGAGCGCACATGCGTCATGCGTGACGCGACGTGTTCGTTTCAGCGGTTCTACGAGGACGAGTATTTCTTCACCAACGGCACGCGCTATTTCGTCATTGCCTGCTACCTCAACGTGAGCGGCGCTGATCGCTATGTGTTCGGCGCGATGCTGTCGAGCCAAGGCACGACCAGCGGCGTGGGCGAAACCATCAAGCAGAATGTCCAGTTTTCCGTCCACGGCATTTTGGACTACGCAGCAAGTTAAGGAGACTCATGAGCATTGCAGATAGAATCCTCGCCGTACCACTCAAGACGGCGACGATACACGTGCCCGAATGGGGCGTTACGGTAGGCATCCGTGAGATCACGGCGGCCGAGCGCGTGAAGTTCGGCGAGGACGCCAAGAAGACTCCCGCGCTCGCCGTGGTGCGTCTGGTTATCGCCACGCTGACCGACGAGACCGGCGCGAAGATATTCGAGCCCGCGCACCAGGACGCGCTATTGCAGAAGTCCGGGGCCGTTCTTGACGGCGTGGTGACGGAAATTCTGCGGCTGTCGGGCATGACCGAAGACACCGCGAAGGACCTAGAAAAAAACTAGAGGGCGAGCGCAGGTTCGCCTTTGCGCTCGCCGAAATTCTCCACATGCCCGTATGGCGGCTACTCGACGAAATGCCGTCGTCAGAGTTTGCCGAATGGGCCGCTTATCTGAAGATCAAGGCCGACGAACAAGAAAAGGCAATGCAGCAGGCAAAGGCTAAACGCTAATGGGTGTACTGTCTAATCTCATCGTTCGCATCGGAGCGTCTACCGACGACTTCGATAAAAAGCTGAACTCGTCGCTGGGCAAGATTCAGAGGTTTGGCGCGTCGATGTCGCAGGCTGGACAAGCCCTCTCCATCGGCTTCAGCGCTCCGCTGATCGCGGCGGGCGCGGGCGCTCTCGCAGCGGCTGCGGACATGGAGAAGCTCGAAAAGGGCCTCACCGCGACGATGAAATCTTCGGCGGCGGCTGGGAAGGAATTGGAGCGGCTGAAGGTCGTCTCAAAGCTCCCCGGCCTGGGCCTCCAGGAAGCTGTACAGGGTTCCATCCGGCTTCAGACACTCGGCAGCAGTGCCGACGAGTCGCGCAAGATCATGATGGAGCTCGGGAACGCCCTGGCGACGGTTGGCGGCGGAAAGGAAGACTTCCAGGAGGTGATCCGGCAACTGTCCCAACTTTCCGCCGTTGGGAAGGTCACCAAGGAAAACCTCGACCCCATCATCGAGCGTATCCCGCAGATCGCGGCGATCATGCGCGAGAAGTTCGGGCCGGAATCGCTGGGCGACCCCGCGAAGACGTTCGAGCGGCTTGGGATTAGCTCGAAGCAGTTCATTGACATCATTGTGGCCGAACTGGGCAAGGGCGAACGCGCCGGGGCGACGTTTGCGAACTCGCTCGAAAACCTCAAGGAATCTGCGTTTGAGACGGCGGCGGAGTTCGGAAAGTCGTTGTTGCCGATCGGGAAGAAAGTACTCGAAGAGTTCATCAATCCCAGCGTGGACCGCGCGAAGGCACTGGCGGGCGCGTTCAACGAACTGAGCCCCGCAACGCAGGGTCTCGTGATCCAGCTTGGGGCGGTTGCCACCGCAGCGCCACTGGTGATCGTCGCGCTTGGCACGCTCATAGAGAAGGGCGGCGTTGTCTTCGCCGCTATCAATCGCGTTGCCGGTGCGCTGAGCGGCCTTGGCGTGACCATGCAGGTCCTCGGCAAAGCTGCGGGCTTCACGGCCATCGCCACCGGCATCTATTCGCTACTGGAGCCGCTGACGCGCACGGAGACGGCGCTCAACAATCAGGCCAAGGCGGCGGCGCAGAACAAGCAGTTCCTCGACGGTCTCACGAAGACTTACCAGGACAACCTGATCGCGCAAGGTCAGTTAAACCCGAAGATCAACGACGGCTACGAGAACCTGCTGAACTTCTCGCGCGGCGTTGAGAAGACGAAGACCGAAGTCCAGACGCTGAATCCTGTCATCGAAAAGGCAACGGAACTGGTGCAGCACTATGGTAAGGGCGTCGTCCATACCTACGAAGCTGAGTTCAATTCTGCTGTCATCAAAGAGCGCTTGGCGCTTATCACCGCCGCGTACAATCAGCGGCTATCTGATGGCGTCGCAGCGCTTGCGAAGTACGGCAGCGCGGCGGAAGCGGCTAATGCTGCGCTGCGTGAACTGCGTATCACGGAAGAGGCTCCAGAGCTTCGCGGATCGACTGTTGATATTCGCAACCTGCCGACGCCGAACGTCCCCGGCCTTCCCGGTGGCGCGGTCCTCGACGGCTCCGACGCGGCCCGCTCCTCCCAACGCAATCTTGAAATCATCCGGCAGACGGCGAAGGGCGCGCAAGACTCATGGAAGAACGTCCGCACGGGCATCTCGCGCCAAGTCTCCACGATCCAGACCGACTTTAGTCGCGCGGTGGTCAATATCATCCGTGGAACAGAGAGTATCGGTGAAGCGATGCGGAAGGTTGGCAACGCTGCCGTCGATGGCCTACTCCGTACCGGCATCGAGTTCGCTGTAAACGAAGGCATCAAGCTTTTAGGCAAGCTACTGACGAAGCTTGGCGGCGTGGGCGCGAAGATTGGCGGCATCCTCGGCGGCTCCGGTGGCGGTGGCACGTCGGGCGGTGGCGGCTCTCAAGGCGGAATCGGCTCTGCCGTGTCCGCGGCCTCAGGCGGCATCCTCGGCATGGTTACCAGCATCGGCTCGCTGGTGTCTGGGGTAATCGGCAACTTCCAAATGGCGGGGATGAATAAAACCCTCGACCTGATCGAAAAGGAAGTTCGCTATTCACAGATCCACCTCCTCCACATCCTCGAAAAGCAGAACGAGTACCTGCCGAAGCTGAAGGACATCTGGGAGTCGCTGATTCGCATGGAGACGCGCCAGATGGGTGTGGCTGGTGGCGGAGCCGCAAGCGTAACAATCAACGTTAACGGCGGCGATCCGCGCCAGATGCTCGAAGCTATCACCCGCGAACTGAAGCAACTTGGAGTCATTCCTCAGTGAGCCTGGACGTTTACATTGACGGGACGATTCGGGAGATCGTCCCGTACACATTGAACGTTGCGACCACGGCCGGCCAGCGCGGTTCGTTCAATATGCGCGTGGTTTCGACCAGCGGCGCTTATCGCCCGGAGCAGGGCCACGAAATCGCGCTCTGGGACGGAGGGACGAAGCTATGGGCCGGTTCGGTCGATGAGGTATCCGAGGTTTCGATCACTGAGGCGGGCTCAGCCGCAGGCGCGTTTTATGATATCCGGGGCATCACCTGGGAGCAGCGCTTGGATCGGCGGCGCTGCTACAACCCGAGCACGTCTGTTCCGGCGCACTACAACGGAACGTTTCTTTTCACCGCCAATCCGGCAACGGACACGCTGACGACGGTATCCGCGCACGGCCGTAGCAACGGGGACCGGGTACGTGTAAAGGCGCACGCGCAGGGAACGCTTTGCGACGGGCTCGATGCAACCATCGAGTACTTTGTCATCGGCGCATCCGGGAGCACGCTCCAGCTATCCCTGACGAGCGGCGGCAGTGCGGTAAACATCCTGGACGACGGCACGCTGGACCAGGTCCTGCTCACCACCCGCGCGGGCGATGTCGTGGTGGACCTAGTGACCAACTACGCATCGAACGAGGGCATCGGCACCACGAACGTCGACGCGGGCGCTGTGCTCGACGTGGTGACGTTCGACGCCAACACCAGCGTTATGGAAGCGATCAACGAACTCGCCCAAGTATGCGGCTTCGCTGTGTGGATGGACGAGGAGCGGGAACTGTACTTCAAGCCGCGCACGTTTGCAGCGGCACCGTTCAGTATCTCGACCAGCAGCGCCAATTATCGCTCACTCCGCATCCGGCGTACCCGCGAAGACAAGGTAAACGCGATCCTGACCCGGGTGCCTTGGAACCAGATCGTCAGCGAGACTGAATCGTTCCCGGGCGACGGATCTGCGCGGACGTTCACACTGACCAACCAAGTCGCCCAGATCGTCAGCATCAGCGTGGATGGGCAGGTAGCAGAGATCGGCCAGTTCCTCGCCGACACCGACCGGGAGTGGTACTGGGAGTTCGGATCGAACAAGATCCGGCAGAACGCGGCGGGCGACGTGCTGACCAGCGGCAACACGCTGACCGTCGTCTATCAAAAACTTGGTGCCGACGTAGTGACGGCGGAAGACTCCAGCGACATCACGGCGACGATCACGCAAGAAGACGGCGGCAGCGGACGGTATGAGCGTTACGCTGAGCGGGAGATCGGGCAGGTCCAAGCGTTGCTTGCGGCTGAGGCTGTCATTGCGGCGCGGAAGAATCCGGTTGTCGAGGTCGAGTATGAGACCGACCAGATCGTGGAACCGCTTTGCGCGACGGTCAAGCCGGGGCAGTTGCAGACCGTAGCCAACACCGCGCGCGGCGTGAGTTCGGACACCTATCTGGTAAACGAGGTGTACCTAACCGACGTTGCAGGCCAGTACCTCAAGGCGCGCGTGCGGGCTATTAGTGGAACATCCATCATTGGCATCCAGGAGTACTGGAAAGCCATGATCGGCGGCGGCGCGGCAAGCAGTTCCGTTTCTGGCGGCGTGCTAACGCCTGCGGCTCCGTCGAGCACTTCGGTGGGCATCTATCTGGTGGCTGGTGCTGCCAGCATCACGCTTGACCTTGCTAATGGGCTTGTCCAGGAAATCGTACTCAATCGGGCGACGACAACGATTACTGATGTCGTGTTCGGTTCCGACGCCGTGACCCCTGGCACGCGGTTCATGCTGATTTTCACTTCTGACGGAACAGCCGGCCGCAATGTCGCCTGGGGTACGAAGTTCGCCGGGACTGGCGCGATAGCGCTCGACGGCGAAGCCAGCGCTATCAACATCTTCGAGTTCATGACGATGCGAAACGGCGACTTTTTGCGGTGCGTGACGCCTGCAGTGGGAGTGGATTAATGCGGACGATTATTATCACGGCGCTGCTGCCGTTCTCGTTGCTCGCTCAGTTCAAAATCGGCCAGATCCGCATCATCCCCACCACGGATGGAACCGCTGTCGGGCAGATCGAATTCGACACGACGCGGGCGGACGGGAAGGCAGTGGTGCTGAAGGCGCCGAACACCGCCACCGCCTCCTACACCCTAACCCTGCCCACCGCTGCGCCCGCATCGAACGGCCACTGCCTTACAGGCACCACGGCGGGAGTGTTGTCTTTCGCGGCCTGCCCTGGTGCGGGCGCGGTCCTAACGACGACCAACCAAGAAGTCGAAGGCTTTAAGTATTTCGGCGTCTCCGGCTCTGATCGGCTCGTGATCTATCGAATTGCCGATAACCAGATGGGCATCCAGACGATGCTTGACGGGCAGACGGACCCAACGACGTACGCCTACGGGGGCGTCAATAATCAGTTGCTTCTACAGCCGCGTGAAGGTGTCGTCGGCGTGGGCGCGATTGACACATCGTTCCGGCTGAACGTGGCCGGGACGTTCCGGGCGGCGGGCGCGGTGACGTTGGCGAGCACGCTTGCCGTTGCGGGCGTCACGACGCTATCGGGCGATCTACGGTTTGGGACGGACAACACCCACGCGATTGGGGAGACCGGAACGCGGCCGAGCGTGGTGTTTTCGCGCATCGACAACACGCGGAAGCTCGAGATCTCGGACACGTCGGGCGGCAGTGGGTTCTGGGACCAGCGGGTAAACGCCTCCGCGATTACGAGCAATTGGACGCTTCGCGACAACGCGGGAAGTCGGGCGCTTGCATACACGCGAGTATTCACGAGTTCGCCCAGTAACAGCTTCGAGGTCTTCGGGGCGCTTCTTCCGGCGCAACGGTCGACGGGCAGCGGGGACGCCGTGAATGACGCCACCTCGCCGTCGTTGGGGGCAACGGCGCGACGGTGGAATACCGTTTGGGCAGATTCAGCGGAGATAACAAGCGCAGTCAGTTCGCCGACATTTATAGCATCAGCAAACTTCCAGGGTGCCGTGGATAACGTCACCGACGTTGGCCAAAGCTCACTGCGGATGGCGAACGTGTGGACCTACGGCCTTGACGCGGTGGGCACCATTAAACTCAAATCCTCCTCCACCATCGGCCAAGTCTGGACAGCCACCGGCACGGACGGCAGCGGCGACTGGGCCACGCCTGCTACGTCGCCGTGGGTGGTGAGCGGGAGCGACCTCTACTACAACACCGGAGACGTCGCAATTGGCGACACGACGACATCAATCGCTCGTCTGCTGGCGCGAACTTCCAACGTCAACGTCCTCGCCATCCACAACAGTGGAACGTCATCGAGCACGGCTGGCGCTGGGATTCAGGCGGCGATGGAATCGACGCCTTCCAGCGGGCATCGGCTCGCGTTCTACAGCTTCGGCAGCTTCGTCTCCGGCACCCGCTACAACGGCGCGTCGGTGACTGCCTTCACGACCGAAAACTGGACGCTTGGTTCGGCGCAAGGCACCGAACTGCGCTTGGAAACCACCGCCAACGGCGCGGCGACGCGGACAGCATCGGTAGTTGCCCGCGCATCAGGCGCGACCGTGGCGGGCTCCCTGGGCATCAATACGTCGACTCCAGCGCACGCGCTCGAAGTGATCGGAGCCACTGCGAAGGTTTACAGCGGGACGAATACCGACGATACGACGCTCCACATCGGAAACGGAGACACCGGAGCCCCCGGCCAAGGTGCATTTCTGGCGTTCGTTGCTTCAGCCGCGACGCCGTACTTTTCCATCAATGCACTTTCGCAGGGTGTGGCTTGGCGGGACATCGCTCTGGTGAATTCTGGTGGCTCGGTCTGCGTCGGGTGTACATCTCCGTCCGCGAAGCTCGACGTATCCGGCACGTTTCGCGCTACCGGCGCGGCGACGTTCGGTAGCACCTCGACCTTTGCGGGGGCCGTCGCAGTCGGCTCGACGGACCTGACCGCGGCGACGCTGTTCAGCCGTGCTGCGGACGTGAACGGCCTCCGCATCCACAACTCCGGCACGCCTTCGCCATCGGGCGGCGCGGGCATCCAGGCGGCTATTGAGACCGCTCCGGCATCGGGCGACCGGCTTGCGTTTTATGCCTTCGGGTTAAGGACAGGCGGGACTAATTACAACGGCGCGAACATCACGGCATTCGCCACGCAGAACTGGACGCCGGGATCAGCGCAGGGCACGGAGTTGCGCTTCGAGGCGACGGCGAACGGGGCGGCTTCACGGACGGCTTCGGTGGTCGTGACGGCGGCGGGGTTGGCTGTGGCGGGGAACCTGTCGTTTACCGGCACGCTGAACACGTCGATTTCCACAACGGAACTGGGGTATCTGGACGGCGTGACTGCGGCGATTCAGACGCAGTTGAATGATCGCGTGACGCTCGGCACCACCCAGACGATCAGCGGGGCGAAGACGTTCTCGACAAATGCGGTTGTCGCTGATGTCGGGTTTCGCTCCATCGGTAGCTCTACCTCCTATTCGGCGTCTCGGAAACTAGAGGTCCACGTCGATGGAACCGGCTCTAATTTCTTCTATTGGCAGAGTCCATCTTCGAACGTACTGACCCTGTTTAATCCGGCTGGCAGCGCGGCGCAGACCTGGGACATTGCCATTTCTCGCATGACGCTGCACGGCGATATCTACCCTGGCGGAACCAGCGGCACGCGTGAGTTAGGCGCTACGGCTTCGCGGTTTGCTACCGCGTGGATTACGAATTTGAACATCAGCGGCACCGTAACGGGGAACATCGTTCCGGCATCGTCTAACACGCTCGGCACGTTGGCGGCACCGTGGACAACCTTCATCGGCGTAGGCACGGTTCAATCTGCCATCGACCCGGCCACTAACGGAGGCGCGGAACTTGGCGAATCCGCTAAGCGCTGGTCTACTGTTTGGACGCAGGCGCTGGACGCCTCGGGGGCTATTAAGTTTTCCTCAGGCGCGGTAAACGGCTATTGCCTGAAGTCCGACGCAAGCGGTAATGCTTCCTGGCAGACGTGCGGCACGAGCGGCGTAACGTCAATTGCCACGTCCTCCCCGATCAGCGGCGGCACAATCACGACAACGGGAACCATCTCGTGTCCAACCTGCTTCACAACTTCAGGCGGTTCGATCAGCGGCAGCATTTCGCCCGGTTCGACTGCCACCTATGACCTAGGCGGCTCTAGTTTCCGTTGGAGAAACGCTCACGTCGGCGACGTTTATGTTTACGGCGGCGTGGTTGCGCCCAACGGAAACTTTGGCGATACCGACACTATCACCGTCCGAGATGCGGCCGGAACCGGCACATGCACGCTGATTTTCAGCGGCGGCATCAAGACCGGCGGCACCTGCTAAACGACTTATGCGTACCACCCTACTACTCTTAATTTTCGCGGCGTTCGCGCTTGCCCAAGATAAGTCCGCGCTTCGCATCGTAGTCACAATGCCAGACGGGACGAAGCATGAATCTGTCATCACTGGCCCACCAGCCGCAGCCGGCTTGCAGATTCTGCAGCAGTCCATCGCGGCAGAACAGGCATGCGACCTGGACGCCGACGGCAACAAGATCAACTGCCGCGCGAAGTTTGCGAACCCCGCGCTGTACGTCCGCGCCCTCGTCATCGAGAAGGCGAAGGAACTCGCGCCGCTGTATCCCTCCTCTCAACTCAAGCCGCTGATCGACGATCTCAAAGCCCGCGAAACTGCTATCGAAACGGCGCGGAAGGCCCTGTTCGATGCGGCAAAGGCGCAATGATTTTATGCGTACCATCACACTGACACTGACCATTGCGGCGCTTGCCCTCGGGCAGACTCCGCTCACCAACGAGGAAAAGCTCGCCCTCGAAAACGCGCAACTCAAGCTGGCGCTGCTCGAGAGCCAGAAGAAAGACATCCAGGCCGACGCGCAGAAGGTCTTCGAGTCCGCTTGCAAGCGCGCTGGGATCGACCTTGCCGCGTGCCAGTTCGACCAGGCCACGGCGTCGGTGAAGAAGGCCGAGGCGAAGGCGGAGGTGAAGAAGTAATGAGTATTCGGACGTTCCTCATTGACCTGTTCACGTTTGCGGTCATCGCTCTGGCCGCGTGCTTCGCATGGGCTGCGGTGGCCTCTGCGCAACCCTCCGACCTCTGCGGTCGCGAAACGAAAACGGCCACCGGCTACGTTCGGGTGCAGTGCATCGACTACCCGATGCTGCGGAAGACGACCGGCGCAACAATGTTCCCCAACGAGAAGGGCCAGCAGGTATGGGTGCGGTCTTCCGACCCGACCATCCGCGCCTATCGCATCGCCATGACCTTCCGCAAGGACGGCCACCTGGACACGCTGGTGAAATACACCGACGCCCACGAAACGTATGAATCCGGCGCGGGCTGGGTGTTGGGCGAGGTCGAGATCGTGGCGGTTGAGGTGACGGAATTGCGGGAGTCGGCGAAGGTGGCGGTCCCGTAGCCGATGTCCTCCTGGCGCAAGATCATGGCCGTGGGTTGTACTCACGGCCCATTGATATGCCCGGTTGCTGCTGCTGCCGTCGTAGAGTTCAAGCGGCAGTTCGAACCCGACGTCTCGCTTGATCTCGGCGACATCAACGATTGGGCCGCGTTCCGGACTGGGGCCGGGGCCGGAGACTTGGACCAGGATCTGGTCGAAGACTTCGCGGCGTCCAAGCGTTGGTTGGAGATGTACCAACCTACCCATCGTTGCTTCGGGAACCACGACAACCGGGTGACGAAGCTATCGAATCACCCAAACAAGATCATCCGCTTTGCAGCATCGGCGCTGTTCAACGACTTGGCCGAAGTAGATCGGGAGAATGGAACAATCGTCAAGCCCTACCGGCAGCGCGGCGGCTGGCACGAGTTCGGCGGGACGCTTTGGGGCCACGGCTGGATGTACAACGAGCAGGCCATCCGGGATCACGCCGAGGCCTATGGTCGATGCGTCATTGCCCACCTGCATGTACCCGGCACCGCGATAGCGCGGAACTGGGAGGCGGCGCAAGCGTGGTGCGTCGGAATGATGGGGGACCCGTACAAGTTCGACTATGCGGCAGATCGCCGGAACACTCTGCGCTGGGGGCACGGCATGGTCTGGGGCTGTTTTAGTGACACGCAATCGCATCTATACCTCGAATCGTGGCCATGCCGTCACGGCGAGAAGGAGGATGTCCGATGGATGCTCTAGAAGCCCTCGCGCTACTCCGGCGCGAAATCTCGGGCAACGTCGAAACCATCCCGGACGGCTGGCGGACCTGCCAGCAGTGGGCCGAGGCGTGGAGCCTAAGCCGCCCCCATACGTCAACGCTGCTGTCTTCCGGCGTTTCGGCCGGTCGCGTTGAGATGCGCGAGTTCAAGGCCCAAACGCCTGCCGGGGTGCGGCGAGTCCCGCACTATCGGCTGAAGCCATGATCCTCCGCGCAACCCTCCCCAAAAACCGCGACATCCCCGGCGAACTCGTCGCCCTCGACGACGGCGCGGTTATCCACCGTTGCTCGGCCCTGGGACGATCGGACAACGCAAGGGCACGGCAGGAAGGCAACCCGACACGAAACCCGCTGCTACCGTTCGGCGACACGCCCACGGGGCTGTGGCAGTGCTCGAAACGCGGCCCGGTGTCCCCGGCGTCAACCTACGGTGTACATCCGGTGGTTGTGATGAACCCGATCGGCGGGGATGCGCTGAGGGCGTCGAAGCGCTGCGGCATCTGGCTGCACGGCGGGGCACCGGGGCGGGCGGCGGCATGGGCGTATCTGCGGCCTACGTTCGGTTGCTTGCGCGTGGCCGATGACGACATGCGGCAGATATGGCTCTTGGCGGCTACGTTTGGCGAACCCGAAACCATTGAAACATTGGAGACTGAAAATGTTTGATCGCATCGTAAAAGTCGGCAAGCCCGACATCTTGAAGAAGTATCAGGCGACCTTCGCCGGGAAGCTGGACACCGACACAGCGACCGTGCAGGAAGGCCGGTTGCTCGCCGAGGAGCTCTCCGCGAAGTCCATGCGCTACCGGAACGGCATGGGCCTGCCGACGCCGAAGCTGGTCGCCAACGGCGGCGGCGTGGGTGAGACCTACTTCGACGCCGAGGAGATGGTCCGGGAAGGATTTCCGGCAGACAAGCCCATCCACCTCCATTTGCGCTACGACATGGGCCAGTTCGAGCGGATGATCGAGGTCCACGACGCCGCCTACCAGATTGCCGTGAATGGCGAGGATGGCTACCGGCGCGTGTACAACGACCTGGAGCGGCCGTAATGGCGTGGGGCTGGTTGAAGAAACTGGGGCGCGGAGTGAAGACCGCCGCGCCCATCGCGCTGATGTTCACGCCGCCGCCGTTCCAAGCCGTGGCGCAGACGGTCTACAACGCGGTGCTCACGGCAGAGCAAGCGGGCGGCGCGGGGCCGGAGAAGCTGCAGAACGCCATGCGGACGCTCGAATGGTCAGCGCCGCTGATCGCCCGTGAGGTCGAGCGGGTGACGGGCAAGGAAATCATCGACGAGGAAGCCTTGGCCGACGCAATGCAGAAGCTCGCTGAGTTCCAGGTGCTCATCACCAAAGCCGTTGGAGGGAAGCCCGAATGACCGCAGCGAAAAAGATGATCCTGGCCCTACCGGGCGCAATCATGGGGGTGTTTCTGTCAATGAGCGTGGCACTGCAAGCACTCCTGATGCTGCAAGCCATCGACTTCGCTACGGGCTTTCTCGTCGCGTGGTCAACCGGCGCGGTGTCGTCGGATGTATCGCGCCGAGGATTCGTGAAGAAGGCCGTGGCGCTGCTGTTGATCGCGGCCATCCATGCGTTTGTCGCAGCGCACCCGATCGGCTTCGACCTCGCCTCCATGACGGCGACTTGGTTCTGTGCCACTGAACTCATCAGCATCGCCGAGAACGTCGGCCGCGCGGGCTGGCGCTTGCCGAAATTCCTCACCGACGCATTGGCGAAGGTCAACGCGGAAACGAACAAATAGGAGCACCATGAAACTACTGATTTACCTGGCCTTCGCCGGGGCGATGCTGCACGCGCAGACGACCGTGACTATCACCGACACTATCAAAACGCCCATGGGCGGCAACTGGAGCGGTACGGTCGTCGTGACATTGAACAACCCGGCGACGAGTCAGCCGCTTTACGCTGGCTCGGAAACGCTCTCCGGCTGGTCGCAGACTGTGACCGTCACGAACGGCGCGTTCTCGATTTCGCTCTACCCCAACGACGCCATCACGCCCACCGGGACGTCGTACACGGCCCGCTATTCGCCCACGAGTGGCGCGGGCTGGTCAGAAACGTGGGTTGTCCCGACCGGCGCGACCACCATCCGCGCGATCCGCTCGACAACCGTGCCGACGCCGAGAACGATGTTCACGCCGTCACAGATTACGCAGGCCTCCGCCACCCTTGGACAACTGCTCCGATGGAACGGCGCGGCTTGGGCCCCTTGGTCTCTGGTCGTTGGCCCGACGACTCCAGCCTCAGCGGCGGCAGCGTGTACGGCAGGAACCATCGCCGGGGATGTGGATTATCTGTATTTCTGCGTTTCGAGCGGCGCATGGAAGCGCGTCCAAATTCAGACGTGGTAAAGCCCGCACTGCCTTAGATACTCAAGCCCCTGCCCTAACCGGCGGGGGCTTTTTTATTTGGGGCGTGCGTTTTTCCCTTGCACATACTGTGGAGTATGTGTATTCTGGAGGTGTAGAGAGAAGCCGCTGAGGCGGCTGAGGAGAAGATGAAAATGACAAACGACGCATACAAGACGACTTTCCATCGCGACGGGACGGTAACCCTCTGGAGCGTGTTTCGCCAGCAGTGGACCCGGCGCGATGCTGCCGCGATCAGCGATGAACTGCTGGCCACCCTGACGCCAGCAGAGCGGGCGCGGATCGAGCGCATGGCGCGTAAGGTGGTAGCGTAATGCACTACAAAACCCAAGACGCCCTCAGCCGCTGCTGCCAGCGCGAACTCACGCCGATCCGCCGCCGCTGGAACAAGCGTAACGACGGGTACATCCTGACCGCTTCCAACGGCGACAAGCGGCACATCTACACCGGATCGGCCAACACCGCATGGGCCAATGCCGGATGGCCCGAGTACGGCGCAAACGCGGTGCTGTGGGTGAATGCGGAGCCGGTGAAGGGAGGTGCGGAATGACCCGCCGCCAATTCCGAGCCCTGCGCGTCCTGTACCGATCACTGAGCAACGAACAGCAGCGCACGCACTTCTATCAGTGCTTTCCTGCGGTGTATCGGGCAATTGAGCGAGAGAATGTATCGCCCAGACGTGGCCTGTGGTCTGATCGGCGAAGGGCGGCCAAGTTGGAGCAGTTGCGGCGGCAGAAGACCATGCCAAGCGGCCTGTCACTACTCGATCAATTCGAGTGGCTCACACGGCCGGGCGGTGCCGCATGAAACTTCCCGACCTCTCCCGCATCCCCCGCGAAGCCCTCGAAACCGAACTGGCCCGCCGCAAGCGGCCACCAGGCAAGCCGCCCAAACTGGCGCCGTGCCCGCAGTGCGGCGCTGTGGTATCGGCCCGCCTTCGCCGCCGCCCGTGCCCCCATGACCCCGCCTAGCGCGGGGTCTCTTGCGTCTCAGGGGATGGCCGCCACCCAATCCCACCGGTCCAAGTCAAGCACTGACACCCCTTCCGGCCGCACTGCCGTAGACACTCAAGCCCCTGCCCTAACCGGCGGGGGCTTTTTGCGTTTCAGGGGAAGAATTTTCGCCGCTCAAAAATTGTTTCGTAATTTTTGTGGACAACCGGCGGTCACCTGGCGTAATCTTGCCACATGGACGCAGAACGCAACGAAATGACGCAAAGCGATACAAAACGTATCACCGTAGCATTGGAGGCCGATCAGCTAGCGTGGATAGAATCGGAAGCCGCAGCGTGCAAACTTACCCAGGCGCAATATATCCGGATGCGGTTGGCGCAGTTGCAGGCGGCGGAGGTAGCCGCATGACAGCCGCCATCCTCAACATCCCACCCGGCGAAGCGATCCAGTTTGCGTTTACGATGGCGCTGGTGATCGGGTTCGGGTATCTGATCATTTGCGACATCGGGAGGCCCCGGTGAAGGCGGCCATCGTAGTAGCCCTCATGGCCTTGGCCATGCTTGCCGGTGGCGTGTCCTGCGGCTATCACGCCCTAGCCACCCCGCACCTGTACCTATTTGAGCGCATGGCGTTCGGTGGTGTTGGCGCGGTGCTGATCTTCAATGCTGCGGTTGGCCTGCAACTCGCCTGGCAGGTGCGCCAATGACCCGCCGCGCCATCGAGTCCCAATCGTCCGCCAAGGCCATGATCGAGCACTACATCGCAAAGGGTGCGGTGGTGGTCGAGGAGCGGAACGAGCAGGAGCGGCTCCGCAAGGAAGTGGAACGAAGCAAGCCCCGCATGGTCTTGCTTGGCTTCACTGCCACCCGCCCAGGGTAACGAGGCATTCTTATTTGTCAAGGAGTAGAGGATTAAGTAGCGAACGTAACGGTTGACGCCCCACCCGACCCGGCCCGGCTGGCTTAGGCTAGCCGGAGGGTGGGGGAATCCCGAGGAGAACACTATGAACTGGACATGCAAAGACGAACTCGAATCCCGCGCCGCGCAGTTTGAAGCGGGCACGGTGCGGCACATCGCTGACGCCGAGATGGACGACCGGCGCAGCGAAGTGGGGCGGATGATAGCGCGGGCTTGCGCTTGGGAATTGGAGCATCGGCTTGAGCGTTGCCAGATGCGCCTCCGCCGCTCGGAGCGCTGGGCCGACGCGCTGCTCTGGTTTTTCCTGGCGTCGCTGTTTGGCAATATCTTTCAACTGTGGAACTAATCCGGCGTGGCCCGGAGTGGGCGCTGTGGGCATGAGAAGGGTAGCTGCAACTGCACCATCTTACGTCCTGGGCACAGCGCCCTCTCGGGGCCAAACCAACGAAGCGGCGCTCTTGCAGCGCAGCGGCCCAGTATTGTCTCAACGAGGAAACATGGACAGAACCAAACACATCGGCGGGAGTGACATCGGCAGCGTCGTCAACGCGCCGCCCTACGGATGCGCCCGGAAGCTCTGGTATCAGAAACGCGGCGTCGAGCCGGACTACGCCGTGGAGTTCAAAGGTCATCTCATCCGCGGCACGAAGCTGGAACCGCTCATTGTGCAGGAGTACTGCGAGAAGACCGGCAATGACGTGCGCCGCCGCAAGACGATCCAAGGGCAGAGGGATTACGAGATCGGCCAGCCCGACCGCATCATTCTCAACGACCCGCGCGGTCCCGGCATCCTCGAAACCAAGTCGGCCAACGAGCGCAACTTCCGCAAGTTCCAGAAGGAGGGCTTGCCGCTCTCGTACCAACTTCAGATCCAGTGGTACATGGGTCACGCGCGTTACCGCTGGGGCGCGTTCGCGATTCTGGAACCGAGTAACTGGCGGTTCGATCACTTCGAGGTTGCCTTCGACGCGCAAGCATTTGATCTGGTTCGCGAGATGGTGGCGCAGTTCTGGGAGATGGTACAGGGCAACGGCGAACCCGACCGCCTGCCGGTGTCCGATAAGCGCTGCCAGTCTTGCGAATGGCGGCATACCTGCCAAGGCGTCGCGCTGCTCGAATCCGTAGACGCCGACGACACCGACGCCGAAATCCCGGCGCTGGCCGACTTGGCGCAGGAGTACCTGCAACTTCGCGAGGTTCGCGACGAGGCAGAGGAGGCCATGGATAGCGTGAAGGCTGAAGCGATGGGGTTGCTCGGCGACCGGGCTGGCGCAATAGCTCCCGGCTTCCGTGTGCTCTGCAAGCCTCAAACATCAATGCGCGTCGATTCCAAGGCGCTCAAATCCAAGTTCCCGGACGTATACGAGGCCGTTGTTAAGCCTTCCGTTTCCCGTCCATTTCGCGTGTTCCCGGCGTAACGGGGAAGGAGAATAATCATGGCAACACAGACCGCTCCCCTCGTGGAGCAGATTCAACAGGCGCAGGCGGTGGCAGCACAGCCGCAGCCTGAACTGATGTCGTCCATCTTGGACCAGATCATTTCGGCATCCGACCGAGGCAGCGCCGAACACGGCGAAGCCCTTCAGATGAAGACCGACTTTGCCCAAGGCCTCATGTACGCCCGTGGCACGTCGGGCAGTGGCAAGAAGCTCGACGCCGCCGATATTGCTATGCGGATTCGGTTTGGACGGGAACTCGGGTTGAGTGCGTTCCAAGCTGCGCGGGGGATCTATTTTATCAACGGTATCCCGGCGATGATGGGCACCGTCCTGGAGCTGTTGATGCGGCGGCACGGGTATACCTGGACGTTCATCCAGCGGGACACGAAGGGCTGCATCCTTGAACTGAACAAGAACGGCGAGAAGGTCATGGATGGCGCGAAGCCTGCCCGCGCGTCGTTCACCGAAGAGGACGCCAAGCGCACCGGCTACGACAAGAAAGAGACGTACAAGCAAGACCCCGAATCCATGTACTACTGGCGCGCCCTCGGTCGTCTCCAGAAGTTCTATGTGCCTGAGGCGACCGAGTACGTTTCGGTTCTGGCCCCCGGTGAACTTCCGATTGATGAGGTCGTCGCGGCTACGGAGTCCCGCATGGGCGAGGCTACTGCGGCGGCGTTGCGCGAGAAGCTGGCGGCGGTGGCACAGGCTCCGGTGGCTGAAGAGGTGACGGCGTGAAGTACGAAGACGGCCAGTATTACGACGGAAAGATCATCGGCATCCGCCACAAGAAACTCGGCGAGCGCGAGACGCAGGCCCTGGAGTTTGCACTGGAGATGAGCGACGGCAAGCAAGACAGCATAATGAAGTTCCTCAGCCCGAATGCCCTGCCGTACACCAAGGAACGGCTGGTCGACCTCGGATGTCAGCCGTCCGACCTCACCGGGCCGGATTGGCTGCGGAAGATCAACGCCAAACTCGAAGGCGTCGAGGTTCGTTGTAAGGCCAAAGCGAATGATAAGGGCGTGCGGCTGGAAGACCTGTATCTGCCGAAGGCCGGTGGCGTGGTGATCGAGGGAGCGGCGAGTCCGTTCGATGCGGTGGCTGATGACAACATTCCGCCCCACGCTTGGTGACGACGACCTCCCCACCAGCGACCGCCACGATTTCGCCAGTCCCCAGTGGCTCTGGCAACCAGACACACAACCCCCGTCCGAATGGGACGGGGCGGAGGAAGGAGGAGAGGAAGATGGAAATTGGTTCGAGAATCACCTTACAAGACACGTTCATGAGCGCCGCGATTAAGGTTGCCGAGGGCAACCCCGGCGCGATCACGGCCATCCTTGAATTGTGCAAACTGAGTCCCGAGGTTGACCCGGAATCGTGGTCTGGGAACTTTGCGCCGTTGTTTTCGCTGGACACGCACCGGATCTATGGCAGCGATGTTTGGCGACTTTACAAGGACGCGCACGACTGTAGTGCACTAAAGACCCTCACCACGCTGCGGTGTATTCAGATGGGCATCGTCACCGAGCGGGAGGTGTTTGCCGCGATGTCGCGGGAGCGCAAACTGGACCATGACGATCTCTTGAAACGGCTGCAAGAGAAGCTGCCTTCCTTCGCTGCCGCTACGGAGGCCGCATGATCCCCGCCCTAGCCCTCCTCGCGTGCGCCGCCCTGATGCTCCCCTTCCTCCGCCACCGCACCACCGGGCGCGACGGGCTCTACCACGTGATCCTGTGGCTCAGCGTGGCGGTTGGTGCCGTCTCCCGCGCGTTGTTCGCCTTGGCGGAAGGTGAGGCCCGGTTCCGCGCCGGGTTCGATGCTGCGGCTGCGGCGGCGCGGGGTGAGGTCGTTGCGGCGTGGAAAGAGGCGGAGGTGGGGCGGTGACGCGCGAAGTGATGAGCCGGAAGCGGTGCAAACGGTGCGATGGCGAAACGCAGTACCAGCTGACAAACGATCAGGGCTATACCCGCTGGATTACATGCCAATGCACGGAACCCGGGAACCCAGCAGGCCAAGGCTACGAGGTCGAGTGGATCGAGATCGAAGTGACGGAGGTGAAGCGATGACCGACGACCAGATGCACGCCCTGCAAGACCAGCGCCTGCGCGAAGCCCTGGCCGTCGAGATCGCCGCGCTGCGCGAACACGCCGAGCGGGCGCGGTGGTGCGAGGAGCGGAGGGCCGCTGTGGGGTGGTCATACATCGAAAAACAATGGGTCGTTACGTGGTTCGTGGATGACGATGGTTTCGTCCTTCGCGACACCGACCGCGACGCCGCGATTGACCGGGCGAGGGGGAAATAGATGTCGGTGAACGAATGGAACGACCCGTTAAACGGGGCCGATGACGGATGGGATTCAATGGCAGCGCAGTGCCTCCGCGCCCGCATCGCCGAACTGGAGGGGGAGCGGGACGCGGCGAAGGCGAGAGCGGAGAAGGCCCGCGCCGGGGAAGCTCGGGCCGTGGAGGCGCTGCGGAACCTGCAAGAGCAAGCCGCAAAGACCCAGCTTATCGCTACGCGGGGAGACGGCAAGACGCTGTGCGGGACGAAGGGATGCATTGAGGGCCTTGGCGAAGGTGATTGTATTGAGGACTGGGGGCATGTCGAAGGCTGCCCGTTCGTGGGCCTTCCGAACACCCAACCCGCCCTCGACTGGCTCGACCAGCGGGAGCGGAAGGCGGCGGAAGGGGCGCTTACGCAGGTTGCGAACCTGATCCGGCAGACGACGCCCACGCCCTACGGCGGCGACGTTGCTCCGTTCGAGATCGGAATGTGGGAGGGCCGCCAGTACGCTGCCGAGCAGATTGAGTCCGAAGCCGCCGCGCTGCGGGCGGGGAAGGGGGAAAACCCGCAATGACACTGAAGGCCGAAAACCTACAGCTGCGCGAGCAGATGAACTGCATCGAACAGCAACTCGAATGGCTGATTCAGAACGGAGAGACGTACCAACCGAGCGGCATCGTCGATATGCTTCGGCGCGTAAAGGACAACTATCTGCCCGCGCCACCAGCAAAGCGAAAACGGGATTGGGCTGACCGCGCAGCGATGCGCCTATGGCATGACCTGATGGGGCGCAAAGGCCTCAAGGAAGAAGGGGTGAAGGTAGCGAGCGAGGTGCGATATGAACTGCTCGAAGAGTGGGCGCGGATTATTCGAGACGCCAAGGCGGGCAACCATGCGTAGCCCGACCGCCCCGCTCACCGACCCGAGGCCGGGGGATGTGGTTGTATACGGGCCGCAATGGCAACGGTCTCGAATAGAGGTAACGGAAATTCGAGACGGTTGCGTGCTGGCCGTCATGGACGGTAGAGGCGACTGCCTTTACTATCCGAACCAGTGGCGCGAGTGGATGGTAGACGCGGAGGTAATTAATGTCGCAGCCGAATAACCAGCACGCGGCGCGGCTGCGGGAGATGGCGGAACAGGTGCCGAGTATGGGCCAGCGCACTCGCGCCGCCCTCCGCGCCGGGGCCAGCGCCCTGGAAGCCGTCGAGGTGGCGAAGGCGGCGCTGGAAGCCGAAGCGTGGAAGATCGGCAACGGCACTCCGACGATGGACGGCAATTCGTTTTACCGCATTCTGTCGAACGATCAACACGCGGTCGCGACCGCATACAAAGCCGCCCTGGCGCGGCTGGAGGGGAAATGACGAACGAAGAGAAAGCAGACCGCATCGAGGCTATCGCAGATGGCATGTTACTGCCGTCCGACGCCGCCCTCCTCCGCGAAGTCGCCGCGATGTTGCGGGAGCGGGATGGGGTGCGGTGGGAGGACACAGAAGGAGGCGAAAGCTGCCTAGCTGTCTACGGCGGGTATCTCCTACGAGTGGACCGCGCATCGGACCCAACCTACTGGACC